TTCGGGCACGAGCGCCAGGGCGTCGCCGACGCGCAGGCCGCCGCCGCGCTCACCGACGACGGGCCCACCGATGGCGACGACGAACGCGACCCCGATCCTGACGACGTGGTTGCGTAACTGCTTCCTCCCGTACCAGCTCAAGTGGACGCTGGAGCCCAAGCGCTTCGCCCTCTCCGTGAAGGGCCGCCAGATCGGCTTCACCGACGCCACCGCGGCCGGGTGCATCCTCGGCGGGTTCCGCGACCGCCGGCCGCAGATCGTCATCAGCGCGTCGCAGAAGAACGCGAACGAGCTGCTCAACGCGGTCAAGAACCACTGCGCGTTCCTCGCGGGGATCGGCCTCAAGGCCGCCACCGACTACACGGTCTGCAACACGGAGATGGTGTCGTGGCGCTCGGGCGGGAGCGTGATGGCGCTCGCGGCCTCGCCCCGCACGTCGCGCTCGTTCCACGGCGACCTCTGGCTCGACGAGTTCGCGTACCACCAGGACGCGGAGGGGCTGTGGAAGGCCGCCTTCCCCATGGCGACGCGCAACGACTGGCGCATCCGCGTCTTCTCGACGCCCAACGGCGCGACCGGCCTCTTCCACGAGTTCTGCGACAAGGTCCCCATGGGCTGGGCCTTCCACCGCGTCTCCCTCGACGACGCCGAGCGCGACGGCCTCAAGGTCGACCGCGCGGCCCTGCTCTCCCTCGCCAACGGCGACGAGCGGGCCTTCGCGGAGGCGTACCAGTGCGCGTTCCTCGACGCGGACCTCCAGTACCTCCCGAGCGCCATCGTCACCCCCGCGCTCGCCTGGAAGGGCGCGGCGCCCGACCTCTCGCACGCGGACATCTACGGCGGCCTCGACGTGGGCCGCGTCAACGACCTCACCGTGCTCACCCCGGGCGCGGAGGTCGTCGGCCGCCAGGACGTGGCGGTGGCCTACCTCGTCAAGACCCTCACCGCGAAGCGCACGGCCTTCCGCGCGCAGCGGAAGATGATCTTCGACGCGCACGACCTCCTCGACTTCCAGCGCCTCTCCGTGGACGCGACCGGCCTCGGCGCGCAGCTCGCGGAGGAGTTGGAGGAGGCGTTCGGCGAGGACGTGGTGGAGAAGGTGAACTTCTCCGCCGAGGTCAAGGCGGACCTCGCGACGCGCGCGTTCCGCTGGCTCCGCGACGGCCGCGTGAAGTTCACCCGCGACGGCGACGGCAAGCTCCTCGCCGCGGAGTGCATCGCGCTCCGCCGCAAGGTGAGCGACGCCGGCAACATCCAGTACGTGTCCCCCCGCACCGCGGCGGGCCACGGCGACCGCTTCTGGAGCATGGCCCTCATGCTCCGCGCGATGGACCGCGGCCAGGCCCCCCGCGGCCTCGGCGATTCGATGATGGGACACGCATGAACGAACCCACCGCCGAACAGATGTCCGCGGCCCTCGGCGACCGCGAGGAATGCTTCGCCCTCGGCGGCACGATCCGCCGTTGCCGCGTGTGCAACACCCCGACCTTCGGCGGCCCCACGCTCTGCGAGCGGTGCGGCTCTCTCCCGGTCAGCAACGCGGACCTCGACGCGGTCGCGGGCCAGTGGAAGGTCCGCGCGTGAGTCACATCGATCGACCGCACCTCTGCGCGCTCGGCTACGGCTGCATGGTTGTGGTCGACGGCGGGCGGCTGGGGTGCGACGGGCATGAAAGCATCCTCCTCACCGCCGAGGAGCGCGCCGCGATCGAAGACGCGCGGGGGACCGACCGATTCGACGACGTTGCGGGCGGAGTCATCCGCCGGTGCCTCGACGCCACCCGACTCGCACAGTGAAGTACGCCGCCCTCAACCGCACGCACCCGCGCTTCGACCGCGAGCGCATCGAGCGCCACCACGACCTCTTCGTGGGCGGCGACGACTTCCGCGCGCACGTCGACCGCTACCTCCCCCGCGGCGGCGCCGAGCCCCTCGGGCTCTACCAGGAGCGGTGCAAGCTCGCGCAGTACATCAACTACCTCGCGCGCTCGTTCCGGTGGTTCTCGGCGGCCCTCTTCACGTCGCCCCTCACCTTCGCGTCGGAGCCCGAGACCGCGGACGCCTTCTGGACGGAGTTCAAGGAGGACTGCGACGGGTTCGGCACCGACCTCGACGTCTTCCTCTCGGCCGCCTTCCTCGACGCGCTCGTGCACCGCTTCGCGTGGTGGCGCGTGGAGTTCCTGACGGAGCCCCTCCCCGGCTCCACCATCGCCGACGCCGACGCCTTGGGCGCCCGCCGCGCGGTGCTCCGGCGCGTCCCCATCGCCAACGTCATCAACTGGCGCGAGGACGACAACGGGCGGCTGGTGTGGCTCCTCGAGCGCGACGTCCGCGCCGAGCTCCTCGACCTCGAGGACGAGACCCCCACCACCACGGAGACGTGGACGCAGTGGTTCACCGACGGCTCCGCGCGCCGCTGGCAGGTGTCGTGGAAGAAGGAGCGCCCGAAGCCCGACGCGGACGTCCCCCAGGTGGCCCCGCCCGTCAACCGGCTCGCGCGCCTCCCCTTCGCGTGCATCGAGCTCCCGGAGGCCCTGCACCTGGGGGCCCTCGCGGCGGAGCCGCAGATCGCGCACTTCCGCAACGAGGCCGCCCTGACGTGGGCGCTCAACCGCGCGTGCCACGTCATGCCGTGGTTCTTCCTCAAGAACGCGCGGAAGCCGCCCACGATGGGGACCGGGCACTTCGGCATCCTCGGCGTGGACGAGCGCATCGAGTACCCCAACGTCCCCACCGCGCCCTTCGCGGTGCTCGCCGAGCGCGGGCAGTCGATCGTCACCGAACTCCACCGCATCCTGGAGCAGATGGCGCTCTCGGTGGACAACAACGCCGCGGCGGCGGTCGGGCGGTCGGGCGAGAGCAAGAGCGCGGACGCGGCGGCGACGCAGATCGTGCTCCCGGCCTTCGGCCGCTTCGTCCGCGCCCCTGTCGAGGTCACCTACGACATGATCGCGGAGGGCCGGGGCGAGCGGCTCGACTGGACCGTCGGCGGCATGGACCGCTACGCCCCCGAGGTCACCGGGTCGTTCATCGACGCCGCGGTGGGCGCGGAGTCGCTCACCGTCCCGTCGGTCACGCACCGCCGGGAGGTGTTGAAGCAGGTGTCGCGCGCGCTCCTCCCGAACCTCGACGAGAAGAAGCGGGCTGCGATCGACCAGGAGATCGACGACAACACCAACCCGGAGGACATGCCCCACCGGGAGAGCACGGTCCCGCCGCCGGGCGGGAAGCCGGGCCCGGAGTCGTCGGTGCCGCCCCCCGGCGGGTCGATCCCCGCGCCCGACGCCTCGAAGATCCCCAAGGCCCCCCGCGTCCCGAAGGTGTAGCCCGTGGCAATCCGCGTCCCTCTCGCAGACCCCCGCATCCCCATCGGCGTCGCCGACGTCTGCAAGCTCGCCGTCGAGGCGGGCCTCACGGTCGACACCTGGGAGCAGGCCACCGGCAACCCCCGCAAGCCCGTCGCGGTGGTCGTGGTGGTGTGGACCCCCTGGGGCTCCGACTTCGCGAAGGTCCTCCGCGCCAACGGCGCCAACGACACCGCGATGGACCAGTGCGCCGCGCTGGAGAGCGAGGACCATCAGAGCGTGTCGTGGCAGGAGCCCATGCCCGCGGTGCCCGCCCTCTTCCGCCTCGTGCGCGAGGTGGACGAGACGGGCGTGAGCGGCACCGGGCACGTCGCCGACGGCGTGCTCTGGCACGACGGCACCGTGGCCGTCCGCTGGCGCACCGACACCCGCTCCACCGTGGTCTACGACAACCTCGCGGACGTCGAGAAGATCCACGGCCACGGAGGCAAGACCCGCATCGCGTGGGGGTAGGCCCGTGCCCGCCGCCGACGGCACCGCAGCCCCGGCGGCGCCGCGCGACCCCCGCGCCCGCGCGATCGAGCGCGAGCTGGCGGCCACGTCGCACGCCGCCGCCCGCCTCCCCGAGCCCGTGCTCCGGCGCCTCGCCCCGGCGCTCGCGCAGGCCCAGCGGGAGACCACCAACGCCCTCCGCGCGTGGCTCCAGAAGGCCAACGGCGCCGACCGCTACACCGCCGCGCGCCACCACGCGGTGCTCGCCCACCTCGCGACCGCGATGAACACCATCGCCGGCCTTGACCCCACCCTCCGCGACGCCCTGCGCGCCGCCGGGGTCGACGCCGGGCGCCTCGCGGTGGGCGACACCGTGCGGGAGATCGCCCGCCTCTCCGCCCTGTTCGACGGCGCCCCCGTCCGGGTGCCCGTCCGCCTCGCCGCCGTCCTCGCCCACGGGGAGCGGGCGCTCTTCAAGCGCTTCGCGTCGAGCGCCGCCCGCTACGCCGGGGCCGTCGCCGACGACATCACCCGCGAGCTGGCCGTCGGGCTCCTCCGCCGGGAGACCGTCGACGAGATGGTCGACCGCCTCGCGCGCATCGGCGGGCCCCGCGGCGCGGTCGCCCTGCGCGGCGTCGCCGACCAGCCCGGCGCGGCGGTGGAGCACATCAGCGAGGGGCTCTTCCGCCGCTACCGGTGGTGGGGCGAGCGCCTGGCCCGCACCGAGACGCAGGCCGCGTACAACGCGCAGGTGATGGAGTCGCTCCGCGACGCGCGGCGCTCCATCCCCGACCTCCGCCGCCGCTGGGACGCGAGCGCCGACCTCCGCATCTGCCCCCGCTGCCAGGAACTCCACGGCGCGGTGGTGGGTCTGGACGAGCCCTTCCCGGGCGACGTCACCGACGCGCCGCTCCACCCCGCGTGCCGCTGCCGCGTCGGCGCGTGGCGCCCGTCGTGGGGCGTCTTCCTCGACTGAGCCCCCACCGTCCCCACGGCGGCCCCTCCCGGGGCCCGCAGGGGCGCCCCGGGCACCCCCCGAAGCCTCCCCGGCCTCCCCACCCATCCCCGGGCCCTCCCGGGGCTGCGGGAGGCCCCCCCGACCACGCCCGGACACCCCCGGGCGCACGGCCCCCGGCGCCACCACGGCGCGCACGCCGGGGGACGGCACGCACACGCGCCGCACGCGCTCCGCGCAGGAGAGACCCATGCCCGACGACCCCAAGAAGAAGACCGCCGACCCCAACGCCAGCGCCGACGATGGCGAGAGCGAGGGCGGCGAGGCCGACGCCGCGCTCGAGGCGCGCATCGCGAAGATCGCCAACAGCGCCGTGAGCTCGCAGCTCAAGCGGTTCGAGGAGAAGTTCTCCAAGAGCCTCACCGACACGCTCGCGAAGACGCTGGACGAGAAGCTCTCCCGGAAGGCCGCCGACGACGCCGGCAACGGCGACGGCAAGGGCGAGGGGAAGGGCGCCGCGCAGAAGGCCGACCCCGAGATGCTCAAGCTCAAGGAGCAGCTCGAGAAGCTCACGAAGGCCAACGAGGAGGAGCGCCGCCTCCGCACGGAGGCCGAGGAGCGCAACCGCCGCGAGAAGGCCGAGCTCACGCTCCGCACCGAGCTCGTCGAGAAGCACGGCCTCCGCGCCGAGCACGCCGAGGCGCTCGTCGACCGCTGGATGGCCCGCGGCACGCTCAAGTTCAACGACGACGGCGAGCCCGTGCTCACCGTGAAGCGCGCCCGCTCGAAGGGCGCGCGCGCGGAGGAGCTCGAGTTCTCGCTCTCCGAGGGCGTGGCCGACTGGGCGAAGGGCGACGACGCGAAGCCGTGGCTCCCCGCCGCCGGCGCCTCGCAGGCCAACCAGCGCAACGCGCCCCGCGCGCCCGCCGGCCGCTCGGGCGGCAACGGCGCGGGCCCCGCCCCCTCCGCCACGTCCATCGACTCCGCCGTCGCCGACATCCTCGGCGACTGACCGCCTCCGGCGCGTGAGCGCGCGGGGGGCCGCATCACCCCCAACCAGGACCAACGACCATGGCCGACAACCCGCAGTCCCTCTCCGCGATCACCTCCGCGCTCGCCCAGTTCTACCGCCCCCAGGTCACCCGCCAGATCAACCGCCGGTCGGTGCTCCTGCGGCTGCTCCCGATCCGCGTGAGCGACACGGCGAAGAACGTCGCCTTCGACATCGAGGGCGACGGCGCCATCGCGGAGAACTTCTCCGACGGCGCCGACGCCTCCAACTTCGGGAGCGACGCCCTCCAGCCCGTCACGCTGCCCTTCGGCCTCATCCGGTCGAACTTCCGCATCACCGACCAGGCGAAGGCCGCGGCCCGCACGGTCAACAACCCGTCGGCCCTCTCCAACCTCTTCATGCGCAACGCGACCAACGCGGTCACCAAGCTCGCGAGCACCATCAACGGCCAGCTCTACACCGGCACCGGCTCGTCGAACCAGCTCGCGGGGCTCAAGCAGGTCGTGCTCCGCGACGACAACACCTACGGCGGCATCGACCGCACGGACTCCGCCAACTCCCACTGGCGCAGCAACGTGATCGACGCCGCCGGCGCGCCCCTCTCGCTCAAGATGATCCGCGACGCGGTGGGCGTCACCATCTACAACGCGAGCGGCGAGCAGCCCACGGTCGGCATGTGCCCGCCCGCGGTCTTCAACTACGTCGGGTCGCTCTACGACTCGAACCGCCGCTACCAGAGCGACACCGCGCGCACCCTCCAGACCCCCCGCGGGGAGGTCGTGCTCGACTCGTCGATCGGCGTCATCGACGTCGAGGGGCTCACGCTCATCAAGGACAAGGACGCCCCCGCGTCGGAGATCCAGCTCCTCAACCTCGACCACCTCGCCGTCGAGTACATCAACATGGTGGAGGACGATCTCATCCCCGAGAAGCTCGTGCAGATGGGGGCGGAGGACGGCTTCGGCCCGATCCCCCTCGGGATGCACCTCAAGCGCATCGCCACCCTCGGCGCCTCGAGCCGCTTCTCCCTCCAGAGCTACCTCCAGCTCGCCTGCGACCGCCCGAACGCCTGCGGCCGCCTCACCAACTTCACGATGCCCTGACGCGCCCGCCGCGGCCCGGGTCGCCCCGTGAGCGCCTCCCCCGCCGGGGCGCGCGCGAGGCGCGCCGGGCCGCGGACCCGCCCGGCCCCCACCCCCCACAGGAGCGCCACACGTCATGGCTACCATCGTCCCCAAGTCCCTCCACATCATCAAGACCCTCGCCGACACGATCGACGCTTTCAAGCGCTGGGTCATCGGCGGCGCCGCCCCCTCCGCCGCGCTCACCGAGGCCCTCTCCGGCACCGGCTTCGCGACCTCCGGGCAGACCGTCACCACCACGGAGAACTTCACGGCCGCGGCCAACGCCTACGCCGGGTGCTGGCTCGTCGGCGCCGCGAAGACCCCGTGCGTGATCGCCTCGCACCCCGCGGTGACCGCCGCCCCGCTCGCCTTCACCGTCTACGGCGCGGCCCCCACCACCGACGCCGGCACCTTCAAGGTGTACCGCGCGGCGACCCCGCCCCTCGCGGCCGTCGGCGGCGCCGTCCACTACGACCGCGGCGAGTACACGGTCACCGCGGCCGACGCCTCGAGCGAGGCGACGTCCATCACGCTCTGCCAGGAGCTCATCACCGCGTACAACCGCCACATCGCCGACGCCCTCGGCCACGTCGCGGCCGACTCCACCAACGTGCTCTCGGTCACGCGCGCGAGCGTCGTCTCCGCCGCGACCGCGATCACCGCCGCCAACCAGCTCAAGGCCGCGTACAACGCCCACCGCGCGCAGTCGGGCGTGCACTTCACCGCCGACACCGGCAACGCGGTGAGCTCGTCCAACGCGACGGACCAGTCCTCGCTCAACACCCTGCTCAACGAGATGAAGGGCGACTTCAACGCGCACATCGCGATCGGCCCGTCGGCCGCGTCGTGGCGCGCGACGGACGTCTGAGCCCCCAACCCCCACGGCGGCGGGCGGCGCGACCGGACGCGCCCCCCGCCCGCCTCCCCGCACGGAGCCCCATGATCTTCCACAACCCGACCGCCGCCGACCACCGCACGCAGATCCAGGAGACCGTCTACCTCACGCCCGCGGGCGGGGAGATCGACATCCCCGACCACCTCGCCTACGTGGTCGAGGGCCGGGCGATGCCCCTGCGGCGCGGGCGCAACCCGTCGCCCCCCGACGGCGGCGCGCCCCGCGGCTCCACGCACGAGGCGATGCCGGCCGAGGTGGAGCGCCTCTTCGGGAGCCCCTACGTCAAGGCGCACCACAAGGCCGCGTTCGCCCGCGAGTGGGCCCGCTCCCCCCGCCAGCGCCGCGCCGAGCTCCTCGGCCAGCTCGCCCGGCTGGCCGACGGCCGCGCGATGAACGACGTCGCCGGCGACGACGCGGCCGTCGGGCCCGCCGACCCGGAGCCCGGCGCCGCCGAGCAGGCCGGCGACCTCGCGGGCGTCTCGGATCAGCTCGGCGAGGCCGCCGCCGCCGTCGGCAAGCGCCGCGGCCAGCGGGGGAACTGACCCGTGACCGTCTCGCTCTCCGAAACCGAGCGGCAAAAGGTCCGCATGTACCTCGGGTTCGGCAAGGGGCGGGACATCCACCCGCGCCTCGAGACCCGCTTCGACGGGTGGCTCTCCGCCGAGGAGTACGCGGTCATCACCGACACGCTGACGAAGCTCGACGCGCTGGAGACGCAGCGCACGGCCTCGTCTCCTCTCGCCACCTCCGCGACCTCCACCGGCCACATCAAGGCCGTGGTCGGGGAGGTCGAGTTCTTCGGCGCGGACAACAACATGGCCGTCCTCGCGATGCTGGACCAGCGCGGGCACCAGCTCGTCCAGCGCCTCAGCATCATCTTCGAGGTGGAGCCGCTCAACGACTACTTCGGCTCCGCCGTCTCGATGGGCGGCCCGCTCTCGATGGGGTGACCCGGTGACGCTGCGCGACGACCTCCTCCCGCAGATCGAGGCCCTGCGCGCGATCCCCGGGCGCCTCGGCTTTCGCCCCTACACGTCCGTCGCCCTGCGCACGCGGACGTGGTCGGGGGCGGAGCCGGGCGACGGCACGCCCACCGACGTCTCCCTCTCCCTCACCACGGGGGGCCAGCCGGTGAAGTTCCGGCAGATCACGTCGCGCGAGGTGGCCGCCTCGGCGGGCCGCTACACGGACGCGGACTTCGTGGTGGGCCCCCTCACGCCCGAGCACACGGCGCCCGGCGGCGGCACCGCGGGCTACACCCCCGCGCAGCTCAACCCCTCGTCCTCGGCGCGCAACGTCGAGCGGCACGTCGTCGTGGTGGGCCCCGGCGAGGCGTCGAGCGAGTGGGTCATCGTGGGCGAGAACCTCGACCGCGCCCTCCGCTACACCCTCACCGTCCGCCGCACCGAGCGCGTCCTGTGAAGCCCGGCGACGCCGCGAAGAAGATCCGGGCCGACGCCCGGGACCGGGGCAAGGAGAACGCCGCCCGGCTCCTCGCGGCGGCCCACGCCGGCGCCGAGATCATCGCGCGCGCCGCCCCCGTCGACCGGGGCACGCTCAAGTCGAGCGTCCACGTCGAGGCCCTCCCCAACGGCTCCCCGCGCATCGTGATCGACGCGCCCCACGCGGCGCAGGTGGAGCTCGGCTCCCGCCCCCACACGCCCCCGCTGGCGCCCCTCGTCGAGTGGGTGCGCCGCCACCGGCTCGCCTTCGGCATGAAGGCGAACCCGCGCGGCCAGGAGGCGGACTTCGTCGCCATCGCGCGCGCCATCCAACGCAAGATCGCGCTGAACGGCACGAAGCCCACGTACTTCGTCCGCAACAGCCTCCCCAAGCTCGTCGCCGCCCTCGTCCTGGAGTTCGCCCGCCCGTGACCAGCCCCATCGTCATCTACCACGACAAGTGCCCCGACGGCATCGCCGCGGCGTGGGCCGCGTGGTGCGTCTTCGGCGACCTCGCGACGTACGTCCCCGCGTCCTACGGCGACGCGCCGCCCGTCGCGGTCGACGCCGTCACGGGCGACCCGCGCGACGTGATCGTCGCGGACTTCTCCTACCCGCGCGAGAAGATCCTCCGCCTCCGCGACGAGGCGCGGTCGCTTCTCGTGCTCGACCATCACGCCTCCGCGGAGGCCACCCTCGCAGGACTCGACTTCTGCGTGTTCGACATGCAGCGCAGCGGCGCAGGGCTCGCGTGGGACGTGATCGCCGCGCCGACGCGCGGGCCGCGACCGTGGCTCATCGACTACACCGAAGACCGCGACCTCTGGCGCCACGCCCTGCCGAACACGCACGAGGTGAACGCTTGGCTGCGCACGCAGCCCCGCACGCTGCACGGGTACGCCGTCGCCGCCGCGACCCCGCTGGAGCACGCCGTCGCCAAGGGCCGCGAGATCCTCGCCGAGCAGCGCGTGTACATCGAGAGCGTGAAGGCGCGCGCCAGCCTCGCGGTGATCGCCGGACACGTTGTCCCCGTGGTCAACTGCGGGCGACACTGCGCGTCGGAGATCGTCGGCGAGCTGGCCGAGGGCTACCCCTTCGCCGCGTCGTGGCAGGAACGCGACGGTGCCGTCCACTACGAGCTGCGATCACGGGCCGGCGGCATCCCCGTCAACGACGTCGCTCGCGAGTTCGGCGGAGGCGGTCACAAGATGGCTGCTGGGTTCGCCGTGCCGCACACCGTCCACACAAGCGCCGAGGGGGCGCACGCGGTCGACCCGTGACCATGAGCGCCCCCAAGGCCGCGGCGAAGCAAGATCGCGCTGAACGGCACCAAGCCGACCTACTTCGTCCGCAACGCCCTCCCGCGGCTCGTCGCCGCCCTCGTCCTGGAGTTCGCCCGCCCGTGAACGTTGCGGCACCGCAGGAGAAGCCGGCGCGCCACCAGTGGCACACGCGAGGCCACGGCGACGTGACCCTCTACACGCTCAAGCGCGCCCGGCTCGTCGGCGACGTGGATGAAGCCGTGGAGGCGGGCTCCGCGCACGCACACATCGGCGAGTGCTCCGCCTGCGGGATGGTCGCGGCCTACGTGCCCCGCACCACGGAGGGCGTTGACACATCCTTCACCGCCTACGGCGTCGACCACGGCTCGCTCTGCATCATGCACCACGCCCCGCGCTGCGAACCGCTCCCGTCGCGGCCGAGCGCGGACGACGGACGCGCCACACCATGACCATGAGCGCCCCCAAGGCCGCGGCGAAGGCGCTGGCGGCCCACCTCGTCGCGCGCACCGGGCTCCCGTCCTCGGCCGTGCTCCCCTACTGGCCCCCGCCGACGATGGCCCTCCCCCGGCCCGTCGCGGTGGCGGTGCACGTCGCGGGCGAGGCCGCGCACGACACGGAGCTCGGCGGCCCCGAGCTGGTGAGCATGACGCCCACCACCGGCGCGTCGGCCACCGCGCGCTACCGCCTCGGGTCGTGGTCGATCCCCCTCGTCGTCGAGGTGTGGGCCCGCAATTCCGCCGAGCGCGACACCTACGCCCGCGCCGTCTACGACGCCCTCACGCAGCCCCCCGAGGTCGGCGGCGCGCCGGTGGTGGACGTGATGAGCGGCGCGACCCTCACGCTCGCCGACTACTTCTCCGCCCCCTGCACCTTCGACACGGAGGGGTGGAACGACACCGACACGCCCGACGCCGCGGCCCGCGAGGAGTGGCGGAGCACCTTCCAGGTGACCGCCCGCGTGGACGACCTCGTCGAGCGCACCGTGACCTACCAGACCGCCGCGACGGTGACGGTCGCCGCCTCCCCGAACACCGCCCCCTGACAGGAGCCCCATGAGCGCAACGATCGTCTCGACGCAGGGCGACGCCCTCGCCCTCCCCGGCGTCTACGCCCTCGAGCAGAACCCCCCCACGCCCGCCGCGCGCCCCGGCCTCGACTGGGTGGGCCTCGTCGGCTCCTTCGCCTGGGGCCCCGTCAACACCCCCACGGTGGTCGACCTCTCCAACAGCCGCGGGGGGTACCTCAACGTCTTCGCCCCGGGCGGCCTCGGCACGACCCACACCGGGCACCGCGCGCTGATGAAGGCCGCGTGCGCGCGCCTCAAGATCGTGCGCGTCGGCGGCACCTCGCAGGCGACCGCGACGATGGTGCTCACGGACGGCGCGGGCTCCCCCGTCAACGTCCTCACGATCACCGCGAAGTACCCGGGCTCCCTCCCGATCACGATCACCATCGCGGCGGCCGACGACGGCGTCTCCGGGCACTTCAACCTCACCGCGACCGCGGGCACCTACTCGGAGCGCTACCCCAACCTCTCGGTGCTCTCGGGCGCGGGCGGCGTGGTGCTGGGGGACCAGACGAACTCCCTCCTCCTCGCCGCGCTGGCCGAGGGCGGCGGCTCGCTCACGTCGAGCACCCGCCCGGTGAACGGCTCCTACGTGCTCGGCGCCTCGGGCACCAACGTCGCCAGCGCCACCGCCGGCGCCGACGGCACCCCGGGCACGACGCACTACACCGGCACCGCGGGCTCGGGCGACGCGGGCATCGCGAAGTTCGAGGGCGACCCCGACGTGACCATCGTCGCGGTCGACGACTGCGGGAACAGCAACCGCGTCGCCATCAACACCGCCCTCGTCGCGCACGCCGTCGCGGAACAGCGCATCGCCGTCATCAACGGCAACTCGGGCGTGAGCATCTCCAGCGCGATCACGTACGTCGGCACCAACGCGAGCGCGTACCGCTCGGAGCGCGCCATCTTCGCGTGGCCGTGGGTGTACGTGAAGGACGAGGGCGGTACGGAGCGCCTGGTCCCGCCGTCCGTGATGCTCGCCGGCGCCCTCTCGCGGATGCCCCGCCACCTCGGGACGCACTGGAAGGACCCCCGCAACACGGTGGCCTACTCCGGCATCTCGCGCCTCGAGTACGCGGTGTCCCGAGCGAACCTCATCCTCGCGCAGAACGCGGGCATCCAGTGCATCGTCCCCGCGGGCGACTACTACGCCCCCAAGTCGGGCGTCACGACCTCGCTCACCGTGAACCAGACGCAGGTGTCGCGGCGCCGCATCGCCGACTTCCTCATGCGCGCGGTGAGCGACGGGCAGGAGGCGTACGAGGGCGGCCCGATCGACCCCGCGACCCGCTCGCGCCAGCTCGCGGGCGTGAAGCGCACCCTCCAGGCGTTCGTCGACGCGGGCCGCCGCGGCGAGGCGGAGACCACCGAGGCGATCGACGCCTTCAGCGTCGAGACCGCGTCCTCGGCGGAGGAGCTGGCCGCGGGCGTCCACAAGATCGCGGTGCGCGCCCGCACCTTCGCGACGCAGGACGTGATCCTGTTCCTGCTCTCCATCGGCCCGACGGTCGCCGTCACCGAGGCCACGCCGGCGAACGCCTGACGGCCG